CTTCCTTAAGTAGATCTTGCCATTCGGCTTTTTCTTTTGCTTGCTTAGATCTTATTTGTTCCATCTCTTTTGCCCATGCATCACGCAACTCTTGTGGATAGGCATCTTCTTCCCTGTCATCCCAAAACGATCCTATTGTGTACCTAACTCCTTTTTCTATCAAACTTACTTCGTGCATGTTATTGAATCCGCCATCAAAGGCTGCAAGCATTCCTATCTTAGGTTTAATGCTTAATTTTTGATCTGGGAACTTTAACAACCCGCCTTCAAAATCATCATTTAAGTACAAGAAAGCGGCATATCTGCTTCTAGTAAATGCGCCAGACACACCTTTTTCATCTGTGTTATCTGAGTGTTTTCTTGCATAAGCTCCGGGTTCCCATTTTTGAGTATGATAACCGATCTGACAGATAATGCTTGGATCCAAGTCATGAACGCTGGCAATAGCATTAATAATTCCCTGTTTTATGTCGGAAAAGATAGTTGGCGCCAATCCCTCTTCAATCACCACGTCGTCATTATCCTGCGGAAGAACCGAAGAATAAGATTCATAAAATGATATTGGCGTCCAAGTCATTTTCCCCGCTTCAACGTGCTTGTCTAATACGGTAATTAATTTACCGGATGTTTCAACATCAATAAAATTTTCATAAATAATTATATCTTTAGTTAGTCTATTTTTATTTTCTAGGTTCATTTTATTCTAACTCCATTTTCGATCTTTCTTTTTTGTGGATGCTTATCTCTAAACTCTTGTTCAAGTTGTGGTTGCATTGCAGCCCAAACATCCTTGCCGAACTCTTGTTCTTTTTCGTACCATTCGTCTGTTCCTCTTTGGTACTTTTGCCAATACATTCTTGACAAAAACTTATTTTTATAATATGATGGCATCACACCGTGCAAATACGGCTTACCATCCTCTGTTAGATAATCTGGGTGTCCAGATGGAAATACCAATAGATCCCCTGCCTCTGGTTTATATTTTACGAGTTTATCACCCATTACAAAGTCAATTTCTCCACCTTCGTAATCGTCATTATAATAAATTGTGCATGTTATTACAAACTTATAACCTGGAGCAGACCCCTGTTCTCTTATATAGTCAGAATGATACGTCATTCCAACTTCACAAGAGTCATTACTCTTATGATACATGCCTATAGTTCCACCTGTATATCTCCAGGTAGGGACTTCGTTGCCTTCTTCATTTATAGATTTTAAACTTAAATCTACATCAATATTAAATCTTTTTATATAATCTTCTGTAACTAAATGAAAGTTTTCCATCATCTCAAGAGCAAGTTGTTTTTCTTTTTCTTGTATTTCGGTTTTAGTTATTATATTTTGAAAATTTCCATATTTATCTGATGAATTGAAACTAGGTATAATTGGATTTAAATATTTACCAAAAATAGACCATTGTGTCCAAGGACTAAAGAGTCTATCTTCAGTCTCTATTAGTGAATTTAAAAGAACTTGATATGAACTTTGAATGTTTTTAAACAAACCTTTATATACAAGAATATTGGGATATATCTCTATTGGTTCTAGTATTTTGTTATCCATTATTTTTTATACCCCTGATTGGATCCCAGCTTGATGTCTCTTCTTTACTTGGGAAAATTCTATAGTACTGTATATTCGGATCTGGTTTGACGTCTCCAGTATGCTTAAGAATCTCCCAGAAAAAAGGACAAGTAAATCTAACAGAATTCTTTACTTCTGTAACACCATGAACATAATTCATATCTCCAGGGAAAAAATACGCAGCTCCTTTTTTAGGTTTAATTTGAACTTTCTGATTTGGGAAATACAACTCTCCACCCTCGTAATCGTCATTAATATAAAACAAACTTGCTATATCATAATTTGGAAAATCATTTGGCATGCCGGCATCCGGGCCTGAATGAAGCTCTTTGTCTGCGTGCGGCAATTGATACTGTCCTGGATTCCATTTTACGATTGTTTGTCCAGTTGGTTTAACTTCTACCTTAAAAAAGTCTTCAACAATAGGCTTTAATCTTTGAAAAAGCTTATCAAGCAGTGGAACAATTTTAGGATTGTTTTTATCTAATGTGGGACTAGTAGCCACCCTATCTTTCCAATAGGGTGCATCATAGATGACGGTGCCATTTTCATTGACATGACTTTCGGTAACATCCCAAATAGTTATCTGTCTTGCTGAGCTTTCTAAAAAATCTACTTCTTCTTTGGTCATAAAATTTTCCAGTTCCACAATATTTTCTGCGGCATGCCCGAAAAACCCAGAGGGAGTCATTGAAGGTTTCCTGACTACCAGCACTCTTTTTTCCGCTAAGTTCATATCATCACATCTTCTTTCTTTTATCGATAACATGAAGCTTCAATGCTTTTACCTCGTGTGATCCCAAAGATTCATTTTTCTCATTAACGGCGTCTCTGTACCAATCGGTAAATTTTCCTTTTTTATTCAGTTCTTGTGCCGCGTCACCGTAATCTGCACTTGCGCTTTCTCTTACATTATTGGGATCAGAATAATCAATAATGGTAATTGACGTATTGTTCAAATTCGTCAGAGAAATCGGGATGATAGTAGCAATGGGTGTGCCTTTTTCTATAGTTACTTCGACATTTGATTTTTTTGCTTTTATAGCTAGAGGAAGTGGTTGATCATAGAAAGATGTGCTAATAAAATTGGACATTGTTTCAAAATCATCATTAAAATAATTAACAGGATTAATCGTCCAAAGGCTTACATCATTATCGGTTCTAAAAACCAATCCCGTATTAAAACTTATTGATGATTGACCCCTACCACTATACGAGCTTGTAGGTTTAAAAATTTTTACATGATCAGCTGACTGATCATTGATCCCATCCCAGATAAATACTATATCCTGAATACAGGATAGACTAAACCCAACAACATTTGCTTGAGTAACGGGAAAGCATCTGTACGCATGTCTTTCGGACGTTTGATCCATCCATTCTCTTTTTACAGACATCGATTTAATATCAAAAATTGATCCTACTTGTTTTTCAACTGAAATATTAAACATGATGACCTAATTTATTGATGTCTGTCATTACAACTACGGAATATTTGATTCCACTTTTAATCGGAAGAGATGCGTGCTCATAAATATAGTTAGAAGGAAAAATCGCTATATCACCAACCTTAGGTATATGTATATGATTGTTTAGTCTTGGAAATTGTATCTCACCGCCATCATAGTCATCGTTAATATAAATAACTGCAGACACAGTACAGTTGTATGCTGGACCGTGATCTGCATGAATTCTAAAGTGTTTACCTTCACCTTCGTATTTTACAAAATTAAAAGCCTCATAATATACAACATTAATTCCCCAATATCTTGCGTAATCATCAACGCAAAGTTTTAATTTATCGTATATTTCTTTATGTAAGTCTAGCAATTCTGAATTATAGGAGTTACGAAGGCCTAAATTTTCTGGCTTAAATTTAAAATCTACACAATCTCTAGCTTTTTTAATTGGAATTGCAGAGTTTGTTACTTGAGCTTCTGCCCATCTATACATTTTTCCATTAGTTAAATTATCTTCAAGAATTTTTATATATCTATCTGCATCACTTTTAGAAAAAACATTATGATATATATTTAGTCCTAATCCAGGATTAGAAATTGTTATATTATTTTCTAAGGTTTTGATCGGCATTCTAAATGAAGAAGTTTCTAATCTTTCCTTAGACCACCATTCTTCGTTGTTATGTTCATATTGGGCTGTAGCGTATGTGTTTTGATTTTTCATTATTTGTATGATCTCTTTTCCCAAACTTGATTTTTGTAAACTCCTCCATTGGGCACTCGATATTTGTAAGAATTTTTAACATTTTTATCATATATTTTACTTGGATTTTCAATTATTATTTCTGATTCCCAATCTTCTCTTCTAAATGGAATAATTTGAAGATAAGGAGTTCCGGCTGATATTACCCCAGTCCAACCCTTAAACATAAAAAAGGGCACTTGCCCAAACAAATTTACCTTATCGTTATCTACAATTCCACTAGTATTGAAAAAGGGTAATTCAAATCTATTCAATGGCTGACAATATAAGGCACTGTAACCTTCAGAAAGAATAACACCCCAATCTACCCACCAAGCAAAATGCATTTTACTGTAACCCATTGGAGTATTAAAATCGGCCATTTCTGATCTTTCCGAAATAAAATCAGCACATTTAAGATCCAGCGCCTTAGCCTTTATTCGCTCACTGCCTTCATAGAACTCAATATCGCAAGGTGTTCTTAAGGCATAGCCACTGGACATTGCATCAAAAAATGGCGCACATGCTTTCCAGTTTGGAATTTTTCCCCCATCAGCTGGATTTACATATGGATGATTTGTTGCTGGATCATTTATGTAAACACTGGCTTCTTTATACCATGAAGGAAGTAGTTTTTTAATTGGCTTAGGGCAGGACGGGCTTTCTTTATTGAGATGAGCCCTATTAGATACAAAAGTTATTTTTTGATCTTGCTGTGATTTATTGTTTGCGCTAGATGATTTCATAATCAATCAATTATGCCATATTTATTTTGTTTTTGGATAATTTGCAACGTGATGTTTATGAAAATCATCAGTGTAATCAAACATTGTGACAGCAGAATATTTCACCCCTCTAGTTACAGGCAAAGCTGCATGTGCATATATGAAGTTGGAAGGAAACACAATAATGTCTCCGGAACTAGGTTTATGCTTTAAATCAAGCGTATGAAAACTTAATTCTCCGCCCTCATAATCATCATTAAGGTATGCGATAGATGAAACGGTACAAACATATGAAAATCCGTGATCTGCATGATAATGAAAGTGTTGATTTTTTTCATATTTAACAAAATTTATCGATTCCATATATTTCATGGTTATATTATATGGACCGCAATATTCAGTAACACATTGCTTTATCTCTGATCCAACCTCATTATACACTTTGTGTAGATCATCGTATTCTGTACCTTTTGCCATATTGGCAAGGGCTTCTGCAACTTTGAAATCCCAACAATCTCTATACTCAGGCATTTTTTCTTGATGACCAACTAATGCTTCTTTCCAACCATAATATGGATGAAAGTTTTTTACTTTAGCCAGCTTCTCTAGTCTTTGAGGTATTTCTAATTCTCTAGGTAATTTATTGCGATAAATTACTATACCTAATTTTGGATCGCCAAGATATTCCATATCACCACTTCCCTAATGGACAGTGTGCGTGTTTTAATTTTGTTTTAAGTAGCATAAAACATCCGCATTTCTTACACTGTCTTGTATGTTCTGTCAATTCTGGGCACTGCAAACACGTAGCATATCTTTCTTCTGTGACTGCACTATCAGCGTATTCAGTTGGATACAATAGATCCCAAGGTTTAGCTTCAGCTGCCATAGCATCTTTAAATTTTTTCCAAGCGCTCATGCTGGTGGCTGAAAGTCAACTCCATCAAATGTCCACCCAGATCTTACTGGGCTTGTAGATTCGACTTCCGTAATTTGAGGATTACTGCGAAGACATGCAACAAATCTTTCGTAAGCAGGCCCTTCTGGGAATTCTATTGTATAATTTACAACTCCGTCATTAAGAAAATTGAATTTCGTCCCCTGGCCTTCGCTAGGTTCAGCTTCTACAATTTCAGGACTGTTTCTTAAACATTGCGTTTGCTGGGCTTGAAGTTCGTGTGGATTTATAAAAAGATGCATAGCAACATCTCCATCTACCAGGAACAAAAATTTATACCTAACTTCTTCACTCATAGGTAGTTATACTCCTTGCGTCTTGTCCTCTTCCTATTATAGCACACCTGATCAGCCATAGCAATTGGGTCCTTCGCAACCTGCCCCGCCACCACCGCAACCGGCGCAGCCATCGCCACCAAAGGATGGGAAGAAGGGGAAGAACGGCGGGAAGAACGGTGGAAAGAAGGGGAAGAAGGGGAAGAACGGTGGGAAGAATGGGCCAAAGCTTGGGAAGAATGGGAAGAACGGTGGGAAGAACGGTGGGAAGAAGGGCGGGAAGAACGGGAAGAACGGCGGGAAGAATGGGAAGAAGGGTGGGAAGAATGGTGGGAAGAACGGCGGGAAGAACGGGAAGAACGGTGGGAAGAACGGTGGGAAGAACGGGGGGGCAACGGGGGTAACAGAGTTGGAGGCGGCAGATTCGTCGGAATTAACACCATAAGAGGTTTCTGCTCTGACCGTAAACGTGTAGGCTGTTCCGATTCGTCAAACCCGTAACCGTAATAGGGGAACTGGCTGCGGTAGCAGTTATCCCGCTAGGGCTAGACGTGGCACGATAAGTAACCGTAGCTTTACCAGTATAAGTAGAAGCAGTAAATGGTACCGTAGCTTCCGCATTACCAGCCGTAGC